CAAGCCTTCTCTTTTCCCTGCCACGCTCATGTCCTGACAGGGACTTCCAAATGTGATGATATCAACTGGCTCAATCTCTGAACCGCTGACTTCGCTTATATTCCCAAGATGTGTCATGTTCGGGAAACGAACCGATGTGACTCTTATGGGAAATGGTTCAATCTCTGCTGCCCACTTTGGTGTGATGCCTGCAATGACTCCACCCAATGGAAAACCCCCGGAACCGTCAAAAAGACTGCCGAGGGTTAATGTCATTTTATTCTGTTGTTCCATCGGCATCCTCCATTCCTGCCACTGCATCTTCGTAGCTTAACTTCTCTCCATCTCTGATGACATACACATCCGTGCTGTCACCATTTTTGTATTCGAGATATCTCTTTACAGCCACATCCACAAATTTTGGTTCAAGTTCCACACCATAACAGATACGGTCAAGCTGCTCACAGGCCATCAGCGTGGAGGCAGAACCAAGGAATCCGTCAAGCACGATACCATTTGCCTGTGTACACTGCTTGATAAGATATGCAATCAGTGGAACCGGCTTACTGGATGGATGTCCGAATCCATCTTCCTTTGAATTCTTGATACCATCAAATTCAAACACAGATTTCTGTTTCTGGTCACCGTACCACTTATGCTTTCCGTCTTTTCTCCAGCCCCAGATGATTGGCTCCATATTAAACTTCCAGTCCGTTCTCATAAGCGGTGCCCTTGGCTTTTTCCATATCAGACCTGCTCCGACCTTAAATCCTGCATCCTCATAAGCATCATAAAATACACGAGCCTTCATCGTTGCATAAAACACATAGATAGATGCATCAATAGCCATGACATTATGAAAGTTGGTAAATGCCTTCATAAGGAATTCATATCCGTCCTTATCGTTAAGGTCATCGTTTGCAATCTTGCCGGATGCATTCTCAAGTGCTACGAAGTATGGCGGATCCGTACAGACAAGGTTGCACTTCTTATCCTCGAAAAGCTGTGTATAGGTATCTTCCTGTGTGGAATCACCACAGATGACTTTGTGTCTTCCGATATGCCATATATCTCCTGTCTTAGAAAAGCACGGTTTCTGTAATTCTTCCTCAACATCAAAATCATCCTCTTTTGCATCATCAGCATCTCCTGCAAGAAGATCTGCAATCTCCTGTTCATCAAAGCCTGTGAATGACACATCAAAGTCCATTCCCTCCAGGGCTTCAATCTCAACCCTTAACATTTCCTCGTCCCATCCGGCATCCTGTGCATATCGGTTGTCGGCAAGGATATATGCTTTCTTCTGTGCCTCCGTCAGATAATCCACGAACACACACGGAACTTCCTCAATACCTTCTTCCTTTGCAGCCATAAGCCTTCCGTGTCCGGCAATGACATTATAGTCAGCATCGATAATAACAGGATTGATAAACCCAAACTCACGAAGGGAACCTCGCAGCTTATTTACCTGTTCCTGCGAATGGGTACGGGCATTATTTACATATGGTATCAGTTTGGAAGTCTGTACCATTTTCATTTCTGTTGTATGCTTCGCCATTAGAATAACCCCCATTCTGCAAATTTCTCAAATCCGCCAACTGACTGGATATACTCTCTTGCCATCTGCACGATTTCTGCATAAGGCTTTCCATCCACCATCTCATCACCGATTGCACAGCAGAGTGTGACTGGCATTCCTGTTTCCTGTGCCTTAAGGAAGGAATAAATATTTACGGATACATCTGCCTTGGATAAATCCTTACCGTGCAGTCCTCCGCCAGTAACAGAATCAGCCATATCAGAGCCAAGTTTTCTGTTGGTTGCTCCCGTATCTACATCTGTACCACCTGCCCAGGCACCAAGCGGATTGACCTCTGCCCCTGGGTAATGATTCTCCAGTTCCTCTTTGTCTGCATTGCTCTGGCAGATGATGAGTCTTACTCCATCAAGGATGTACTTTCCGTCTGTCGGGTATTTTCTGTAAATGTCCCTTGCAATCTGTGAAAGTTCTTTCTGCTCTCCGGTAAGTGGCATTCCCTTAAAGATGCCGTTATCCCCACACCTCACATTGCCTTTCTGATTCTCAGATAAGCGAATGTCCTGTGGGACAATAACAATATCCGTCTGGATGTTTCCGGCAATCCTTAAAACAGCATCTGCTACATTCTTTTCATCAATATCTGCTGATGTTTCAATGATTGCATGGCACACGCCATGTCCAATCAGAACCTCTGCTGCAATCTTTGGATTTTCCTCAGATGCGTAAGCCATATCAACGATTGCACCTGCAATTCGGTCTGCAACCTTATCCGGGTGCATCGGATTTACTTTCTCAATCATGTGTTTCTCCTATCCTCTACTCCGTAGCAGAAGTTCCATCGGGTCGGACTCGTCAGGGTTATAATCCTGTGAGCAGTTCTCCCTTACCACTTGGAAAATCTGATACCATATTGTGTTTACCTGTTTCTGGTAGTTTTGAGCCATAGCCACAAATGGACTTGCGCAGGCAGCTCCCGTGGTCGGATGCTTAGAGAGGAATCCGTATTCTGAGATAGCCTCCTCACACTGCATCAGTCGGGACACGCTCATTGCGTACTGTTCCACCATATGCTTGCTTACCAATTTGTCGCATCCTTTATCTTTCAAGTACAGGTAGATATATCTGTAAATGTGTTCTGCATCAAATTCGCCCACAGCTTTCTGCTTGGACTTTATGTAGGAACTCGGCTCCGGGATATCTGCTCCTTCAAGTTCTACTCCGTCCGGCAAGTCAATGACCTTCAGCTTTCTTCCACCAGGATTGCCTGCTGCCATCTTCTCAGCTAATGCCTTGGATTTTCTTCCGGCATTGACCTTGATATTTGAACCACGGGCAGTTCCATCTCTTGCCATATCATCAACTCCTCATATAAAAAATAACGATAGGGTGCTTAATACCCCGTTCAAATACGCAAAAAGTACACACGAAGGGGCGGCACCGTTGCCCTTTGGCTCTGCCCACAGAGATTTGCACTCCCCCTACCATTTGCGAAATGACTGTCATGACCGTTATAATAAAAAATATAA